TGCCGTGTTGAGCCTCTGAACATCATTTCGTAAATTGTCTATTTCGGCTTTGAGCGGCGGAACAATACTTTCCATGAGTATGTCCGAAGCCTTGCGCACATTCTCCAGCTCGTGGCTCTTGACCTCCGCGAGCTTGTCTTTCATCTCCGCCCGCAGCTGGTCCACCTCAGCCTGATACTTGGCGCGCATAAGCCGGCTGCCAACCCATGCCCCTACCGGGGTAGCGACCGCCGCAACAAGCGCCGACACTATGATTGTTATTATCTCGCCGCTCATTCATGTGGTTACTGTTTAATGCCCACCTGTGTGAGCCATTCTTTTACGTTGAAGCTCGGACACGCCTTGTTGGCAAATTCGTTGTGCCCGTGCACTGTCGCCCCGGGGTAGCGCCCGAGCAGCTCTTTCACGAGCTTTTCAAGCGCCGCACGCTGTGCAGCGGTGCGCGTGTCCTTGCTCTTTTTGTTCCAGTCCTTGACTGTCCGCGCCGGGCATCCGCCCACCAGACTGACACCGATTGACCGGGTATTGTGCCCCGTGCAGTGTGCCCCGGCTATCGCCTCGGGGCGCCCGGCATGGACTTTGCCGTCGCGCCCTATTATGAAGTGATAGCCGACATCCGAAAAGCCGCGGGAAAGGTGCATTTGTCGGATCTGCTCTACCGTGTAGTCCTCGCCCTCGGGCGTGGCAGTGCAGTGCAGTATTATTTGGTCGACCTTGCGCGAGCTCCGGGCTACGCCCAGAGCCGCCCGAGTCTTGGCTCCGACCACACCGTCAGCAGTCAGCCCCTTGCGCCTCTGAAACTCTTTGACCGCTTCCTCGGTCAGCGGACCGAATATGCCGTCGGCCATCAGGTTCAGGCGTGTTTGCAGGGTCTTGACTTCCGCCCCGCGGCTGCCGCGTTTTAGTGTTGCCATTCAGCGCAAAGATTACACCGCTTTGTCGCTGACTATCGCCGCGCGGCACTTGGTCTCACTCAGAGGCAGGCAAATGCCGTATTGCTCGAAGTTCACGAGGTTGCGGTGGTTCTGCGGGTCGTTCTCTGCTTTGCTCCAGTAGAATTTTGTAGAGCCGGCGGCTTTCATCATGCGCCCGGCGTAGAACGCAACAGAGCTCTGCACGTCCGTAGCTGCCGGAACTGCGCCCCAGGCCAGTTTTTTGCCGGTAGTCGCGTTGTAATAGGGGGTGCCGTCATACTCATAAATGTCAAAACCATACAGGCGGCCGATTTTTCCCTCGGTCTGGTTGATGTTGTAGTGCTCTTTGAAGCGCTGTTCGGTCTGGAGCAGGTCGTTCACATGGTCGCCGCAAAGCACCAGCACACGGTCCTGCTTGGGGATTCCCATCTTGTCAAAACTGCGTTTGAGTGATAAAAGATCCGCCGAAGTCATCAGCTTGCGACCCTCCACAACGTCGCCGGTGGTACGGAGCACAGGGATATCGGCCATGTTTTCTGCCGGAGCGATTGCATGGATTGCGTGCTGCCCGAATGTCTCAACCAGGGCATCGCGGTGGCGCTCCTGCACACTCGCCATCTTGTCGTAACTGATTGCGTGCAGCTCGTCATCGGTCACAGGGGTTACCTCTGTGGTGAATTTGTCAAGGCTCACGGGCTTGTCCGCATCTTCCAGCGCTGTTATGGGGATTGGGTAGGTGGTATTGTTTACAAGCACCTTGGGATCGCCGCCGATTGCCACAAAGTGGATTACGTCATTGTTCACATGCTGGTTGTAGCTGCGGATCCTTGCAAGCCAGCCCCACGACTCCAGGGCGGTGCGGAATTGTTTGATCTGTTCGCCGGTCCAAATCTCTTTGAGCACTCCGGCGCGGAGCGCTCCGGCCGGGGCCGCCCCCTGGAGGGCGAGTGCCAGCACATTGCCGGCAATGGCTCCGGCTTCGGGCGCGCAGCCGATTGCAACGGCGGCCGTAGCTCCGGCGGCCGCGTTGAACGCTACGGCCATCAACATGCAGCTGACAAGGCCGAGCACTTTCTTGAATAGGTTGTTTTTGGGTTTCATCGTTTTATTTAATGGTTAATGATTTTCGGGTCATCGCGCCCTCATTCGCTCAGGGGCGGGCAATCGCAGCCATATTCGGCCTTGTAGAGCCTCATGTATTCTGCCGGCTGCTCTTTGCGCAGCTCAAGCAATTCCTCCCGGGGCACTTCGCTGAGCTTCGTGTAGCTCTTGGGCGCTTCGCCGGAGCCGGGGGCACTCTCTTTGCTCAGTCTGAGAGTTTCGGTCGGCTTGGTCTGGACCGGCATGGTCTTGAATGTATCTGCAAGCATATCCGCGCCAGCGGCCTTGCCGAGCTGGATATAGTGGTCGCGCTGCGCCGCCAGGATTTTCCTCTCGGCGATCGCCTGGTCCACACACTGGGTAACTGCCGCCAGCTGCAACGCCTCGACCTTGTCGGCCCGCATTTTCATCAGCTGGAGCGCGGCGGTTGCCTGTTCGTCGCTCGCTCCGTCGGGAAGCCCCAGGAGCGTTAACTGTTCTTTGTTCATTGCTGTTTTTTCATTTTGATTGTTATTGAGTTCGTCCCCCTCGCCAGCTTCGTCGCCGGGTTCGGGGTCTGTTTCTTTTTTCAGTTGAAGCAGGGGCAGTCCGGGGTTGTCCTCACCTGCGGCAAGTTTCAGCAGTTTGCCCTCCTGTCCGTACAGTTGCAGGGCTTCGTCGTTGCCGCCTATGTCCACAATACTGACCTCCACCAGCTTGCACCGCGTCACGGTTTCGCGCGTCTGTCCCGGGAGCACCAGCGCGGGGTCGGGGGTGGTTTCCATCGGCTCCAGTCCTGCACTCGCCATGCGTAAAAAACCGTTGTCCCATTTGCTCTCTATCTGCTTGGCAAAGTCGTCGTTCTGGTCAAATACCGGCGTGCCTATCAGTCTGCCATCCTCTATGCGCAGATTTTCGACCTTGCCTATCGGCATGGCTCCCGGTTCCCAGCTCCTGCGGTGCATCCATAGCAGCACAGGATTGCGCTCATACTGGCTCAGGTCTATGCCCGAAGTCAATACACGGCTGCCGTAACTGTTCACGGCTTCAGTGGATATGATTACATCTTTCATTGTCGTTGTTCAAAAAGCCGGGGCGCGGCGGGGCGATGGGGGGTGGATGGGGGGCCCGTCGCGCCCCGGGGCTTCGTTTGTTTTGACCGTCCGGGCTTGTCGCGCCCTTGCTGTTGCAAATACCGTGGGCGCCCGGACAGTCGGGTCATTTCAAAATTCTCGGTTTGTGGCGGAGGCAGGACTCGAACCTGCAACCTCCGGGGAATGAAACCGGCAAGCTACCAACTGCTCCACTCCGCGATATGGCTTTTAAGTCAGCAGCGCAAAGTTCAACATTGTTCTCAATCCTCACAAAAAGAGTGTAAAACTTTTACACTCTTTTTTATTATGGAGCTTTTTTAGCCCAACTTTGCACCGTGAAAACGCACCCGCTGTGGGGGCGTTAAATTATTTACATCGCTTAATTATGAATGGCTACTAAAAAAGAGCGTGAGCAGCAACGCGAACACGCACGACTGCTCTACATGCAGGGGGAACCGCAAAAATCCATTGCCGAAAAGGTCGGCGTGTCACCACAGACAATTACGAAATGGGTCAGCGACGGCAATTGGGAACAGTCCCGCGCCGCCGCCAACATCACACGCCCGGAGCTGGTCAATAAAATTCTTAACAGTATCAACGTGCTCCTTGAAGACCTCGCAAACGACCCGTCGCCGGAGAAAACCGCTGCCAGCGCCGACAAGCTCGTAAAGTTCGCCGCTACTGTCGAACGACTCGACAAAAAAACTTCCGTCGTTGACGTCATTGAGGTTTTTATGGCTTTCAGCAAGTGGCTGCAATACCGCATGAGCTTCGATCCAAACGTCACCCCGGAACTGCTTAAAACAATAAATCATTATCACGATCTTTTCATTTCCGAAAAGCTAAAAGAGTCTTTATGATTTTATGACCAAAGCCGAACTTAAAAAAGCGGTCGAAGACTGGAAACAACATTGCGAAACGGTGCAGGCCGCCACGTCAATTGTCATCAACGAAACGCCGGCGCAGCGCCTCGCTCGCATTGCGCGCCTGCGCTCCGATTATGCCGCTTTTGTCGACTACTATTTCCCGCACTGGACCATTAACCCGGAAACGGGCAACGCCACCCCCTGCGCTCCTTTCCATATCGACGCCGCTAATAAAATCCTTAAGAACCGCAACCTAAAGGCCGCGTTTATGTGGCACCGTGGCGCCGCCAAATCTACCAACATGGACGTGTTTGTTCCAATGTGGTTAATGTGTCAGGAACGCCGCGAAATTAACGTTATGGTCATTGTCGGAAAGTCTGAAGACAACGCCAAAACTCTGCTGGGCGACATTCAGGCAGAGTTACAGTACAACCAGCGTTATATTGCCGATTTCGGCGAACAGTACAACCCCGGCAACTGGCAGGACGGCGAATTTGTCACCCAGACCGATGTCGCGTTTTTTGCCCGCGGTCGCGGTCAGTCCCCGCGCGGTCTGCGCTACCGCTCTCACCGCCCCGATTATGTCGTAATCGACGACCTCGATGACGACGAGCTGGTGGAAAGTCCCGCCCGTGTTTCTAAACTGTTCGACTGGGTGCGCTCCGCTCTTTTCGGAACGCTCGACGGCGGACGCGGCCGCTTTTTCATGGTCGGAAACCTTATCGCCAAAAATTCGGTGCTGGCCAAGTGGTGCGAGATTAAAAGCGTGCACGTTACCCGCGTGAACATCTACGACCGCAACGGCGAAATATCCTGGCGCGCCAAATGGACTCCTGACGAAGTGCAGGCAATTGCCGACGTCGCCGGATACAGGGCATTTCAAAAAGAATATATGAACAACCCCATCATCGAGGGTGCCGTGTTCCGCAACGAGTGGATCCGCTGGGGCAAACGCCCGGCATGGTCCAAATTCTCCGAAATTGTCCTGTATATCGACCCCAGCTTCAAGGGCTCCACCAAAAACGACTTTAAGGCTGCTAAGCTCTGGGGCAAGGTCGGTTCTCAGCTCTGGCACCTCCGCGCTTTTGTCCGGCAGTGTTCCGTGGCCGAAATGGTCCGCTGGTGTTATGACCTCT